AAAAACAAGAGAGATGAAAACAACAAAGATTCAAGCAGCAAAGTATTATGCTTTTCTAGCAGTAGCATCAAGCCTTTTTACAATTGTGGTTCTATCAATTGCTAAGGTAATGTCAATCCTTTTAAATACTACATTATGATAATGTTAGATGGTTCAAACTACGATCAGGATTGGATGATTGATCAGGCTAAAGGTGATGAGTTCTATTATGGAGTTCTAAACACATTAGCGTTATCCTCATCTAGTTGTAAGATGCTATTAGATAGCCCTAAGACCTTCCATAACTATATGAAGTATGGAAACTCAGAGAACTCACCTGCTTTATTGATGGGGAGGATTATTCATGTGATGATCCTAGAGCCTCAGAACTTTGAGAAGATATTTGAGGTAGTGGATGTAGCTTCTAAGAATACTAAGAAGTATAAGGAGGCTCAAGAGAATACAACTAAGACTTGCATCACTACAAAGGATCTTCAGGCAGGAGAGAGGATGGCTGATGCTTTTAATAGGAATGAGGTTGCATTGAGTTATCTAGCAGATGCAGAATGTGAAGTTCCTATGGTTGATCTTGTAGGAGGGTTTCCATTTAGAGGGAAGGCAGATATCCAGAGAGGGAATGAGATTATTGATATCAAGACAACTACAGATTTAAAAGCCTTCAGGTATTCAGCAGATAAATATGGATATGATTTACAATGTTATATCTACTGCAATCTATTCAAGACATCCTATAAGGATTTTACATTTATTGCTCTAGATAAATCATCTACTGATATAGGGATATATGATGTATCTGAGGAGTTCTATAAGAGAGGAGAACATAAGTTCAACAGGGCTATTGGTTTATACAGAGATTTCTTTGTGAATAATCAGGATTTGGACACTTATACAATTAGAGAAACGCTATGAAAAAGATATTAGTGGCTTGTGAGGAATCTCAAGCAATAACAAAAGCATTTAGAAAGTTGGGCTTTGAAGCCTATAGTTGTGATCTGCTTCCTGCATCAGGAGGTCATCCAGAGTGGCATATTCAAGGTGATGCAATAGCAGAGGCATATAGCGGCAAGTACGATATGATGATTGCTCACCCACCTTGTACTTACTTGGCGGTTAGCGGTGCGAGATGGTTGTATAATAAGGATGGCTCAAGAAATGAAGAGCGATGGCAAAATCAAGCAGAGGCTTTAGATTTTGTTCGTGACCTAATGACTGCACCTATTAAGCATATAACAATAGAGAATCCTATTAGCGTTATCTCATCACAAATTAGAAAGCCCGACCAAATTGTTCACCCATATATGTTTGGAGACAAGGCAAGTAAGTCTACTTGTTTATGGTTGAAGAACCTTCCGAAACTTGAACCTACTAACATTGTAGAAAAGGGAGAGTTTATTGAATTTACAAGTAAGAAGGGTGTCAAGAAAAGACAACCGAGATGGTACTATGAAGCATTAAAAAATGCTAAGACTTCAGAAGAAAGAAGAACACTAAGAAGTAAAACCTTTCAGGGAATGGCTGATGCTATTGCTGAACAATGGAGTAAGGTGTTATGAAAAAGCATACTAAGATTTATATGAAGCACTTCAATTATGTTCTGGATGATTTCATTCCTTGTGAGGTATGTGGAATGAGAGCAGTTGATATTCACCATATAGAGAATAGAGGTGCAGGAGGATCAGGAAATAAGGATGTGATTGAAAACCTTATGGCGGTATGTAGACCTTGCCATATGTATCACGGAGAAAGAAAAGAATCTTTACAGATGTTAAAGGAGATTCATAAACATAAAATGAGATGAGAAGATTTAGAGTATTTGTAGAAGGAAAGTTCAATGCTATATTTGATAGTATTGAGAAGGCTAGAGAATGTAGGAAAGCACTCCAGAGCCTGAACTTTGAGAACATTGTGATAAGTGTAGAACAGGAAGATGTTCCTTAAAACCAAAGAGAGATGAAGATAGAAGTAAGAGAAGACTACACAATCCAACTTGAAGAAGTTTTTGACGGAGTTGTGATTAAGACAACAGATGGAATTGAGTTTGGTATCTGCCAAAGAGACAGGGGTATTGATATTACTTGCAACGGAGTAACAAAGCATATAGATGAAGAAACCCTTAACACCAAAGAGAGATGAGTGACCAAGAAAAAGCCACAAAGATTCTATTCTACCTTTTAGCGTTTACTATAGCGATGTTTGCTCTAAGTGTACTGGCTTTAGCGTATGTTTATGTTCACCCTACAATGAGTTTATAATGAGCTGCAACTGCAATAAGCCTATGACAATTATAGAACTTTGTTTAAGAGATAGGGATGAAAACGGAATTGAAAATGATTAGGAAGTATAGACATATCAGGGAGATCCAGAAGTATCTTGAGATGCTGATGATTGATCAGGTGAATCTAAGTATTCAAGCATCAAGATTTGGTTGGACAGAAGATATCCAGAAACAAATAACCAACTCAGCACTATTGATAAGAAAGTATCAAAGGAGATTGAGGCTAATAAGAATGTAATGAGTAAGAGTGAACAAACCTTAGTGAATAGGAATAATCTAGAGATGCTATTGCATATCCTGATTCAGGTGCATATGAGAGGGCAGTTATCTAGAGATGAGCAGAACTTCTTAGCTAACTTTGTGGATCTTCCTCCTGCTCCTGTAACTCCTAACAGATCACAGAGGAGGATGAATCAGCAGATGATTAACAAAATAATCAGAGAGGAGAGAAAACGCAACATAAAAGAATAGGGTTTTATAATTATGGAAAGAGTAGATATCAGACAGGTAAGATCAAATCCTGATAATCCTAGATTCATTAAAGGAGATAAGTTTGAGAAGTTAGTGAAGAGCATCAGGGAGTTTCCTCAGATGTTAGAACTTAGACCTATTGTAGTGAATAAGGATATGATTGTTCTGGGAGGAAACATGAGATTGAAGGCTTGTGAGGAAGCAGGAATTGAACAAGTGCCTATAATCTTTGCAGATAATCTCACAGAGGAACAACAGAAGGAATTTATCATTAAGGACAATAGTTCATTTGGAGAATGGGATTGGGATCTATTGGCTAATGAATGGGAGACTCAGGATCTTATTGATTGGGGATTGGATATCCCTGATGATTGGGCAGCAGATGAGGTACTAGAAGCAGAGGAGGATAACTTTGAAGCAGGAGATGATATACAAACAGATATAGTCTTAGGAGACCTTATAGAGATAGGAGAACATAGATTGCTCTGTGGAGATTCTACGGATAGTGATCAGGTGGCTAAGTTGATGAATGGAGAGAAGGCTGATATGGTATTCACAGATCCTCCTTATGGCGTATCATATGAGGGAGGACATAACAAGAAGAAGCGTGATGGTATCATTGCAGATACTCTATCAGGATCTGACCTATCCACACTTTTTGAAGATAGTATCAATACCGCTTGTATCTTCACTCATGATTATGCACCATTCTACATATGGTACGCATCAGGTAAGTCAGTAGAGACATTTGCAGGGTTATCCAACACTCCTATATCAGTTAGAGCAATCATTGCTTGGTATAAAGTGAAAAGCGGATTAGGAGCATTTATGTCTCAATACATACCAAACTATGAACCTTGTATCTATGGACATAAGCAGGGTAAAAGCATCAAGTGGTATGGAGCAACAGATGAGAAATCTGTATGGGAATTAAAAAATGATTCTAAGAATAAACTACACCCTACCCAGAAGCCAATAGAACTCCCTGAGAGAGCCTTGAAGAATAGCAGTCAGGTAGGAGACATAGTATATGATGCATTTACAGGCTCAGGCTCTACTATGGTAGCAGCACATCAACTCAAAAGAAAGTGCTATGGTATGGAATTAGATCCTAAGTATTGTCAGGTCATTATTGACCGAATGAAGAAACTAGATCCAACACTTGAAATAAAAATAAATGGAGAGATAAAGTAAGCAGCGTTCTTTACTACACCCTCCAAGCCCAAATCCATTGGAGGTATGATAGGGGGATAAGGTTTAGCTTCAACCATTCTCCTCTCTCTAATTAAAAACAAAATGATATGGACAAAACTGAACAACATAAAAAGGCAATGATAGAAGCACTAGAGAAATCTCTGGGAGTAGTAACATCTGCCTGTAAGAGCGTAGGGATAGGAAGAACTACTCATTACTTATGGTTAGATAATGATCCTGAGTATAAGAGAGCAGTAGATGATATTTCTAATGTAGCACTTGACTTTGCAGAATCACAATTACATCAACAGATAAAGGGAGGGAATCCAACCTCAACAATATTCTATCTAAAGACTAAAGGAAAGAAGAGAGGATATGTGGAGAGACAGGAGATATCTCATGAGGGACTCAAGACCTTCCAGATAGAAGAAGTGGATGAGCAAGATCCAAGTTAATAAGGTCTATGGACATCTAAAGAGATCAGATAAGAAGATCATAGTTGAGCAGGGAGGTACAAGGTCAGGAAAGACATACAATATTCTCCTTTGGCTCATTTTCTATTATTGCACTAATCATGAGGGCAAGACAATCACAATAGCTAGAAAGACATTTCCCGCAGTTCGTTCTTCTGTGATGAGGGACTTTCTTGATATCCTGAAGGGAGCAGGAATCTATCAGGAGGAGAAGCATAACAAATCCAATTCTGAATATATCCTCAATGGGAATCTTGTGGAGTTTATATCTATGGATCAGCCTCAGAAGATTAGAGGTAGGAAGAGAGATCTTGCTTTCTTGAATGAGGCTAATGAACTCACCTTTGAAGATTGGCAGCAAATAGTATTCAGGACTAACGGCAGGATTATTCTGGATTACAATCCCTCAGATACATTCCATTGGATATATGATAGAGTAATACCAAGAGAGGATGCAGATTTCTATCAAACAACTTATCTGGACAATCCATTTCTAGATCAGACTATCATAGATGAGATAGAGAGATTGAAGGAAACAGATGAGCATTATTGGAGAGTTTATGGGTTAGGAGAGAGAGGGACAAACAGGGCACAGGTATTCCAATTCACAACTATCCAGAAGATTCCTGATCAGGCTAAGTTCCTATCATTTGGATTGGATTTCGGATTTACGAATGATCCTAGTGCATTGGTAGGATGTTATCAGGAAGGAAACAATCTATATTTTGAGGAATTGCTATATTCTACTAGGCTAACTAATCAGGATCTAGATAGAGAGTTCAGAAAGTTAGAGATAGGGAGATATGATGAGATCTATGGAGATTC